CTTGTTTAAATAAAGGAGCCCAATTCTTATTCCAAATTTTACGAGAATCACTCCGTAACCAAGCTACAATTGACCAAAGCGGTGCTTTATTTTGATTAATTAGTGCAGATGTTGATATAATTAAATTTTTTAAATTATAGTTAATGTCAGTTGTCGTTTCAGTAACATCTAATGAAGTATCAAATGCAGGTCTCGTAAATTTTACAACTTCTCCAGACCCATTTAATTTTCCAAATGTTATTGGTTTAGATGCATCGCGCCATATAACCCACATTCCATAATACATCATTGATGCAAATTCTGTTTCTGGATATTTACTAGTTCCTGCCCCGGATAATGTAGATACTACATCTTTTGAAGTTGTAGTAGTGTCAATATCTGGCTCACGTATCCATGCACCTTTCCATGGGTTAGATGGGTCAGCTACATTTCTCATTGTTTGTTGAGATTTTGGTATTATATTGCCCATATCATCTATTTTTGGAATAGTGCCGCTAGCCGATAATCGTTTTTCTAATTCTTTAGTAGCAGTAGGTTTGTCTTTATCTAGCTTCATTTGAATTCCTGCAGATTTTAGCTCAATGTAAAATTCATCAAACCATGGGTCTGCATTAGCTGATTGTCCATAACTAGCCGTTACATTAGTTGGTAACCAATCTTGAACTGTTGGAGCCAATATTGGATTAATTTCTAATAATAAATTTTTTAATTTAATCATTACTCTAATAAATATCGTTAAAAACTATTTTGCGATATCTGAGTAGTTTGGAAGTTTTTCTTGTAAATAAATATCAATTAAGTCTTTACTCTTTTTTAGGTCTTGTTCAAATGTACCTTTATGCCGACATCTTACAATGCGTTTAATGATATCAAATTCATAGGCATTCAAACCCCATTCTTCTGCAAATTTATACAGGCTATCTTTTCCTTGATAATGTTTTTGGGTATGTACGCTCATTTTATTCCTTTTAATAGTTTCTTTTTATCACCGTCACTATAACCATACATTGTTAAAATGCGTTCACATTGCATTTTATCCATTAAATCTAAATAATCAGCTGCTTCTGATTTTGCAACTTGATAATGTTCTGCAACTTGTTCGACTAATGCTTTTTCATACTTATCCTCAGATTTGCCTTTTATATATTTTGCAAATCCTTTAGATGCTGGCAGAAATTCATGATATAAACGATATGTTTCTTGAGGACGTAATAACCCTATAGTATATGTTTGAAATTCATTAACTAGTTCCGTAAACTCCATTCTCATACTCAACCAACGATTAACTATGTAAACAGAAAACTTTTTCTGATCTGTTTCAGACCATTTGTTCCATTCTTTCTTTTTGTGTGTTAATCCGTCGATGAAATCAAAAATTGTCGCACCCTTCTTTTCTTCTGCCATTTATTATAATTTATATTTTTTACGATATTGTTCTTCTAATTGTTTTCCCATTCCAATTTCAAGTATTACTGCATTATCAGGAATACCAATGATACGTTTAGCATCTACAATGTCATCAATTGATTTATTGCGAAACGTTTTTATCTTGGTTTTTGCATTGCTTCGATTTGATGTTTTGAATACAATGCTAATCGTATCTTTATGATATGGTATTGACATTACTTAGATTTCAATTTAACTGGTTGGAACTCTGCTGGTATTGCTCCGCAGTCATCACATCTGAATACTGGTATCGGAACCATTGTGTCTTTGTCTGCACCTGTTAAAAATTTTGATACTTTGTTAATTGCCATTACTTGTCGAAAATACATCCCTTCGCATTCTGTACAAATGATAGGTTGCATATCCGTTGGTTTGATTTGTGGTTTACTCATATTTCTCCTAATAAATTTACAAACATTGCCATTATGTTAATTTCTTTGTCTACTACACTTGCATCTTTAAATTGCGATTCTGCTATGATCAAAATGCAAGGTGCAATATGTCCATGTGCAAATTCATCTAAATTGTCATATAAAAATGTATACAATGGAGTAAAGTCTTTAACTTTGCTATCTGCAATGCATTGACGTATTTTTGTGAATGTTGCCTTTTTGTCTTTTGCGTTCTTAAGCATTTCCAACACTTCTGTCATGTAATTGGCTTGAATTGCACTTGCTTTGTCTAATTGCAATTTACCGTTAACTACAGATGCTTGTGCTGCATTAATTGCTCGACGAATGTCTGGATATGATGCATTGATAATTGCCGCAATATCCTTGATATCATATGTTACGCCCTTTTCATCTAGTACCGTTACTAAACGTTGTGCTACATCTTTTTTATTTGGCGGAGTAATTGCAAATGTTTGACAACGTGATTGAATTGGATCAATAATCTTTTCAACATAGTTACATGTTAAAATAAATCGTGTTGTTTTGCTATATGTCTCCATCAAGTTGCGAAGCGCTGCTTGAGCATTTGGTGTTAGATAATCTGCTTCATCCAAAATGATAATTTTCCATCTTTTGAATCCAACTGTGGATGCATAACGCTTAATCTTATCTCGAACTGCATCTACTGAGTTTTCATCTGATGCATTAATATACATTAAATCTGCATCTACCGATCCGGCAATTATTTTCGCCAACGTCGTCTTACCTGTTCCAGCTGATCCATAAAATAATAGATGCGGAACATCACCATTAGCAATGAAAATTTTAACTTTTTCAATAATGTGCTCATTTCCTATATAACCTTCTAATGTGTCGGGTCTAAATGATTCAACCCAAAGTGTATTTTCTTGTTGTCCAAACATATTTTATTATTTTCCTGTTGATCCAAATCCACCTTCTCCTCTTTCTGAATCAGATAATTCGTCTGATTCTATTAATTCAATTTGAGGATATGGCATTATTATCAATTGTCCTACTCTTTCTCCGAGTTGATATACTTTAGAGTTTAGTAACCCATTTATTGAGCGATACTTAAACATGATTTCTCCTCGGTATCCGGAATCTATTACTCCTACATGATTTGTTAAATATAAATCCGTTTTGCTATTTGATGATCTTGGATATATTAATCCAACATATCCTTGCGGAATTTCAATTGCTAAACCAGTTCCGTATACAACATTTCCATATTGATCTTTTATTGCAGTAATAGCCGTTAAATCTAATCCGGCATCTCCTTGTTTTGAATATGCCGGTATTACTGCTTCAGGATGTAATTTTTTTACTTTTACTTGCACTGCAACTCCTAGTTTTGTAACATTACTAACCAATAACTAGATTCGAAATCTGTTCCTACAAAATCAATTCTAGCTAATCCATCCGGTGATACATGTAATTGACCTACATCTCCACGATTTGCAATCAATACTTCTCGCAATTTATCTGCCGAGAAACAAACTGGGTCCATATCTTCGCCTGGTGTATTTCCTACTTCAAAAGAAATATTATCTGAATTAACTGTGGTATAGTTAATAATAAATTTAATTACACCGTTTGTTACTTGAACCGCAAAGTTTTTTGCATCTGGCAAGGCATTTTTTGCTTTAATAAATCTGCTAATGAATTCTTCATTAACTGGAATCTGAATTTGATAATCAGGTTCCGCATTAATTGTTGGTACTGCAGGTATTACAGTGGTATCAGCTAACATGAATGTTGCTTTTGTGCTACCTTCTGAAATTGTCATTGCATAATTTTTACCTGCCGCATCTTTAACATCAATTGCAATATTTTCGCCAACTGCACCTAACATCTTAATCAATGCTCCGGTATGATTGATACCTAATTCACCTTTCATGAAAGGATCTGTATTCCATTGTATTTTACCTACTACGGTTTGATCCATATCAATTAATTCACATCCAACACCTTTGTCGTTTTCGTTTAATTTAACAGCTTCACAGTTACCTGCTAAATAATATCTACTGATAAATGATTGTAATTTACTTTTTTCCATTTTTATAACCTTTTAAAATTTAAAGAACTTATTGAAATTTTCAGCATCGGTAGTTGATATACTACTTCCACCAAACTTTTTGTATGTTTTAATATACTTTTCATATACTTGCGGAGCTCCATCTGGATCTGCAAACATTTCATGTAATGACAAAATAACATCATATAAATCTCTAGGAACAACCGTTTCTAGCAATTCAACGTGACTATCTACCAATTGATTTATTTCTTCTGCACATTGCACATACAAATGGGTATTATGAACAACCATTCGGGGCATTGCTTCTTGTGAATATCTATCTAATCCTCCGGCAGTCTTTCCTCCTAGCAATTCATAGGTAAAATCTTTACAAGCCGGACAATCTAATGCACACGGAACATGTTGAGTCAAATCAATTCCAACTTCTCCGGTTTTGCCTTGTTTGATATGTGACTTTCTTCTATATTCTGCATTCTTTGGAAAATACAATTCTGAAAATGTTTGTGTCTTGTAATTTGCAGAGTGAAGATACGTTCCAAATACTGGATATTGACCTGGAGATGATGAATCCGTTGTAATATAAATTCTATTACCTGTATGTTCATTCATTAACTTTTGCAATGTTGCTAAAATAAAGAAATCTGATATTTTTGAAATACCTAACAAATGCACATATTCTAATCGCTTATTTTCAAATTCTCGGTTCTTCAACATCAATGAAACTGCAAACATAAAGTCAACTAGCTTCTGCGGACCTCCAATCGCCCAACCTTGAAAATCAAAATGCTTAAATTTATGATACCACCAAGTATATTCATCGGTATTTGAACCTTGCAACATGTTTAAGAATTTTGTTTTGCCGCTTTGATGTTTTTCGAACCATTCAAAGTTATCAAAACTAATATCAGCACATTCCGCAAATTTATTTTTATATTTAGTTTTAGGTGGAATATCTAAATTTGCTGCAACATCACTATTAGCTTCTAACCAATGAAATATTTTTTCTCTTAATGCATTGCTATATGGTAATGCACCAGTTGCAATTTGATATCCTCCTGAATCTCCAAATACTAACACATCTTTTTCTAATCCCATTTGATCGCGAAAATCCATTTTCTTGTAATGATGTCCTGCTGTTATCAAAAAATATGGATGTCTCCAATCTTTTGGATAGCGGGAATCAAAGAATTTTACTGGATCGCCACTTTCAAACTTCATATCTTTTTTAAATGCAGATACCATTGATCCTGCAGATAAAGATGGAAAGTATATGAATCTTTTACTTTGTTCGCTCATTGTATTCCTTTAGTTTATTAATTAATCTTGTTGCCGAAAAATAGTTATTGTGTAATTTTGCAACTAATTGTGCTATTGGTTCGGATAATTCTTGTTCTTCGTATTCTAATATTGCATTTGCTGCACTAGCAATGCTGTCAGCTCTCTTAAACATCGGATCATACATTTCTGTATATGATAACCGATTAGGAACTATGGGACATGCTCCTGCACAAGCTGACTCATACATTGATATTCCCAATGTTTCTTGATCTGCAAATGAGACAGCAAATTTAGCTCGCTGAAGCAATTCATGATATTCCGATTTGCTTAAATTCATATCCATTGCAACACAAAATTGATAATGTTGCAAATCCGGATGCTTTGCTAATCTTTGAAATAAATCTAAACGCTTTTCTGGAGCAATTCGGTGTGGAAATACAATGATATTTTCTTTCTTTGCCCATAAGCGTGGTGCAAT